TTAATGAAGTACTAGATGAAAGGGAAGGTAAATTAAATTACACTTCTTATTTTGACGTTGAAAAATTTAAGTACTATGTAGGAGAAGAAGAACCTCCATACAAACCCGATTTGCATAAATAGCTAAGATATGTTATCATATCCACACGTTCATCCCCCGAAAGGAGGACGCAAGTAAGCCGACTCGGAACGGAGTTCGTTCATCCCATGTTTCATCTAGCAGTTATCGCAACTACTTTTTCTTGTATCGATGCTCAGAATCTTGTTGACAAGATGAATGAGTATAGGATAGAGGAAGAGACACGAGCTGAGATGATCAGTATCGTGTTAGAAGAAACAGCTCATTGCGAGTGGGACGCACAAGTTGACTGAAGGAACGGGGTCTAATCCACCCTATCCAGAGGAAAATCCAATGGCACAAGTCACTTATCGTGGTGTCCAGTATGACACTGATACACATAAAGCAAAGCAGTCACAGAAGGTTGAATTAACCTACCGTGGTGTTAAGTCTGAAAAAGAACTTGCTACTGCTTAGTGGTACGAAGGGGTTTCGACCCCTTCTTTTTTTATGAGTAAAAATACATATTTGCGATATGTTAAAAAAGTTCGGTATTTGTTGATACCAACATATAAATAATAATAGAATTGGGGTTCACAGGATGCACCAAAATTCCTAAATTATGTAAACCTTAGTGCGGAGGTAAAAATGCACAATATCATCTCACAGAACAGTTTGGCATCATGGAATCATAACGACAACCGTTACGCCGTTTTAGAAGATCAAAATAATAATTTAGATGATTACTACGAATGCCTTGTTGAATGTATAGATGAGCAGTCTAGTTGCAAACGAATATGTAGGGAGCTCTTAATGTAGAAAAAATTACATAAGGTTCATGGAGGGGTTGATCCCCTCCTTTTTTTATGGTACAATGAAGAGAACTGTAAAAATGTAATGGACTATAAGACTTCTGGTGTTGATATAGATGCAGGGAATAATTTTGTAAAACTAATATCAAGAAAAGTTAAATCCACTCATAGGCCAGAGGTCATAGGTTCATTTGGTGGTTTTAATGGGATGACAAGAATCCCTAAAGGATATGAGAAACCTGTATTAGTATCTGGTGCTGATGGTGTAGGAACTAAAGTTCATGTTGCTGAATTAAATGCGACTGGTGATCCATCTGTTATGTACGGTATAGGTATTGACTTAGTTGCTATGTGTGTCAATGATGTGATTACATGTGGTGCTAAACCATTATATTTTTTAGATTATATTTGTACTGAAAGTATTACTAAACATGAGGAACTTTTAAAACAATTAATTTTTGGTATTGGTGATGGATGTCATGAATCAGAATGTTCTTTGCTAGGTGGAGAAACAGCAGAACATCCAAGACGTTCATCTATGGTAGATTCTATCAGAGATTTATCAGGATTTTGTACTGGTATAGTAGAAGAGAATGAAATTGTAGATGGAAGTTTAATTCGTTCTAGTGATTCAATTATTGGTATTGCAAGTAGTGGAATTCATAGTAATGGATTTAGTTTGATTAGAGATATGTTGTGGAGGCATAAAATCAAACTTGCTGATATGCCAGAGTTATTAACACCGACTAGAATTTATTCTCGTTTAGTACATCATTTACTTGATCAAGTGCCTATTGTTGGAATGGCACATATAACTGGTGGTGGTCTAATAGAGAACCTTTCTAGAATTATGCCAGACCATGTTACATTTGATGTAGATTTTAATTCATGGAAACTTCCAGAAGTGTTTAGTAAGATTATGCTTGCTGGTGAGATACCAGAGGAAGAGATGAAGAGAGTATTTAATATGGGTATTGGGTATTGTCTTGTAGTACCTTCAAATGTCGCCAAGGAGACTATAGACTTAATACGAGGGTTTCATGACTGGGATGCATGGGAGATTGGACAGGTTAAATAAACTATGATATACTAAAAAGAAAAAAATGGCTCTATCTAAAACAACTCTAGAACCTTTGGTAGAAGCAGAAGGACATCTTAGAACTGCATTGAGATCTGCTTCTATAAATGAAAAACCAACTATCGTTCATCAACTATCCAAGATTCTTATGGACATTCAAATTGTCAAGGATTTTGAACAAGTTATGGACTTGATGGAAGGTAACTTATAAATTAATATATAAACAAATGGAAAAGTCTGTGTCACCAATGAGAATATTTCTTGACTCCGCCGATACCAAGTTACTCCATGATGGATACTTAACTGGTTTGATTGACGGTGTTACTACAAATCCAACTCTTATTATGAAGAGTGGTAGAGATCCCGAAGAGGTCTATGCTGAACTGAGAAACATAGGATACAATGATATCAGTATGGAGGTCATGGGAGATGGCCCTGAGATGGTTGTGGAAGGTCGTAGACTTGCTAAAGTATTTGGTAAGTGTGCAACAATTAAAGTACCATGTACACCAGATGGACTATTTGCTTGTAGAGAATTATCTAGAGAATTAATTAATGTTAATGTAACTTTAATATTCTCACCATCACAAGCAATCCTTGCTGCTAAGGCAGGTGCTAGATACGTTTCACCTTTTGTTGGTCGTGTGGATGATAATTCATACGGTGGTTTATGCCTTGTTAAGGATATATCTAATGTTTACATGAAACAAGGTTGGTATGAAACAGATATTCTTGCTGCATCAATTCGTAACGTAAGAGATGTAGGTAGGGCGTTTGAGTATGGTGCTAATATATGTACTATACCACCAACAGTATTTGACAAGATGTACAAACATGTTCTTACAGATCAAGGACTTGCTTTATTTGAGAATGATTTTAAAGAAACTCAAAAAATGATAGGAGGATAAAATGTCAGATTCATCAACTTTTTTATTTACTAAAATAAGAAAAGCTGCCCATACTGTAAAGGAATGGGATAAAAATATTGCATACAAGATTCAAGGTAAGTTTAAATTATCTAATTATCAAATGCTTGTTCTTTCCTTTACTAAAGGATTTATTATAGGAGCTATTTTACTATGATTCAATTAATTATTTTATTTGTTGCTGTTCTAGTTGCAAGTTATGGTCTTAAATTTTGGAGACATATTTGATGTCTAGTGATAGTACTAAGGTGTTGCAAATTATCGCCGACAACTTAGGTGGAACTTTAGAACATACAACAGCATATGATTCTGCTGGTAATGAATGGAAGAAATATACTATCGTATATGATTTCAAAAAGAGAAAAGAGCTTGACAAACAGGAATAGCTATTCTATAATGTAAACAGTTTTTCAATAGAGATGAATATACAAGTAATTCAGCTAGTGTCTGGAGATCATGTGCTTGCTGACGTAGAACAGCTTGATGAAGAACCAAATTGTTATCTTAAGGATGCTTATCTTATTAAAGAAGATGGCACTCTTGTAGAATGGCCTTTGTATTCTTCAGAACGAGGAGCTCTTATATACTCAACACAGATCGTAACAATTTCAGAACCAGATTCAGAGATAGTAAAGAAGTTACCTTCATGAATTTCTATACCAATATACAACTCGTAGGGAACACGATCCTATATCGTGGTTACGAGGGTGGGGAGAAGGTGGCTCATAGAGATTCATTTTCTCCTACTCTTTTTGTATCATCTAAAAAGAATACAAAGTATAAAACATTAGATGGTAAATCTGTAAAGCCAATTAAATTTGAATCTGTTAGAGATGCCCGTGATTTTGTTAAAAGGTATGATGATGTAGAAGACTTTGATGTTCTAGGATATGAAAGATTTTTGTACCAATATATCTCTGATAAGTATCCACAGGATGAGCTAAAGTTTGATATGTCTGTGATGAATATCATCTCTTTGGACATTGAGGTTCAGTCTGAAAATGGGTTTCCAGATGTAGAAAGTGCTGCAGAGAAATTACTTTGTATTACTATTAAAGATTTTAATACAAAGAAGTTTATTACATGGGGAGTTCGTGAGTATGATAATAAGCGTGACGATGTTGAATTTATATGGTGTAAGGATGAACAGAATCTTCTTTTAAGATTCTTACAATATTGGGTTGAGAATACACCCGATGTTGTAACTGGATGGAATGTTTATCTATATGATATTCCATACCTTGCTAGACGTATAGATAGAGTTCTAAGTGAGAAACATAAGAAGTCTCTTTCACCTTGGAATTTAATTCAAGAGAAAGAAATTTATATTCAAGGTAGGAAGAATTTAGCATATGATATTGCTGGTGTTTCCTGCTTAGATTATCTTGATTTGTATAGGAAATTTACTTATAGTAATCAAGAATCTTATAGACTCGATCATATTGCAATGGTCGAACTTGGTGAAAAGAAATTAGATCACTCTGAATATGAGAATTTCAAAGATTTCTATACACAGGATTGGCAGAAGTTTGTAGATTACAACATCCATGACGTTGAACTTGTTGACCGTATGGAAGACAAGATGAGACTGATTGAATTATGTCTTACAATGGCATATGATGCCAGACAAAACTATGAGGATGTATATTCTCAAGTTAAAACATGGGATAATATAATATTCAATTTTCTTAGGAAAAAGGATATTGTAGTTCCACCAAAAACAACACACAAAAAAGAATCAGCATATGCGGGGGCCTATGTCAAAGAACCGAAAGCAGGACGCTATGATTGGGTTGTCTCTTTTGACCTCAATAGCCTTTATCCTCATCTTATTATGCAATATAATATCAGTCCAGAGACCCTCTGGGAGACTCGACATCCCGATACGAGCGTTGAGGGGCTCTTAAATCAAGAGGTTGATATTGATGGTAAGTTTGCTGTATGTGCCAATGGAGCACAATACAGAAAAGATCTGAAAGGTTTTCTTCCTAAGTTGATGGAAAACATGTACAATGATCGTGTCATTTTTAAAAAGAAAATGATACAAGCTAAGAAGGATTATGAAAAAACTCCTACCAAGGCATTGGAAAAAGAAATTGCCAGATGTAATAACATACAGATGGCAAAGAAGATTTCTTTGAACTCTGCTTATGGTGCTATTGGTAATGAATACTTTAGGTATTTTAAATTAGCCAATGCAGAAGCTATTACCCTTTCTGGTCAAGTCTCTATTCGATGGATAGAGAATAAGATGAACAAATACTTAAACAAAATTTTAAAAACTGAGGAGATTGATTATGTTATTGCTAGTGATACCGATTCTATATACCTTAATCTTGGTCCTTTGGTACAAACTGTATTCAAGGGGAGAAAGGTATCTAATGAAAAGATCGTTCATTTCCTCGATAAGGTGTGTGATCTGGAATTGGAAAAATATATTTCGAGTTCTTACCAAGAACTGGCCGACTACGTAGGCGCTTATGATCAAAAGATGTTCATGAAGAGAGAGAACATTGCTGATCGTGGTATATGGACTGCTAAGAAAAGATATATTTTAAATGTATGGGATAGTGAAGGGGTTAGATATGAACAACCTAAGATGAAAATCATGGGTCTTGAGACTGCACGTTCATCTACTCCAGCATATTATCGTGATAAATTGAAGAAAGCTTTTCAGATTATTATTGATAAAACAAATGATGATCTTATTTCTTTTATTGAAGATGTGAAAAAGGAGACTAGAGAAAGAGATGTCGCTGATATTTCATTTCCTAGAGGGTTAAATGGATTGGAGAAATATAAATCCAGTTCTGATATGTATGCAAAGGGAACTCCTATTCATGTAAGAGGTGCTATCTTATATAATTATCATGTAAAGAAGTTAGATTTGAAACATAAATATCCATTCATACAGGAAGGAGAAAAGATTAAATTTGTATATCTAAAGAAACCAAATCCTATAGGAGAGAATGTTATTGCATATTTACAAACTCTGCCCAAAGAATTTAATCTTGACAAATATATCGATTATCAATTACAATTTGAAAAAAGTTTCTTAGATCCATTAAAGAATGTTGTTGAAACGATAGGATGGATGGTTGAGAAAAAAGGAACACTTGAAGCATTTTTCGTATAGGAGGTTACTATGTCATTTGTAAAATCAGTTATTAAGGAGATCGACAATGAATTTGCATCAGTCGCAGATGAAGGAATATCAGCAGGGGATTGTAACTCCTTTGTGGATACTGGCGCTTACATCTTTAATGCCCTCGTTAGTGGTAGCATCTTCGGTGGTCTTCCATCCAATAAAATCACAGCCCTCGCTGGGGAGTCAAGCACTGGTAAGACTTTCTTTGCCTTATCAATCGTCAAGAATTTTCTACAGCAAAATCCAAAGGGAGAAGTAATATACTTTGAATCTGAATCAGCTATTACAAAAAATATGCTGAGTGAACGTGGTATAGATGTTAAACGTATTGGTTTAGTTCCTGTTACTACAGTACAAGAATTTAGAACACAGGCAATTAAGATTGTAGATGAATATACTAAACTTAAAGTTGATGATAGACCACCATTGATGTTTGTATTAGATTCTCTTGGTATGTTATCTACAACTAAAGAAGTTGAAGATGCTTCAGCAGGTAAAGAGACTAGAGATATGACACGTGCTCAGATTGTAAAATCTATATTCAGAATTCTATCTCTCAAACTAGGACAAGCACAGATACCTTTAATCGTAACTAATCATACCTATGATGTTGTTGGATCCTATATGCCAACCAAAGAAATGGGTGGTGGTTCAGGACTAAAGTATGCTGCATCTACTATAATATATTTGTCCAAATCAAAAGAGAAGGATGGTACTGAGGTAGTGGGAAACATTATTAAATGCAGAACTTATAAGTCTAGATTCACCAAAGAGAATTCACAGGTTGCTACTAGATTGTTCTATGATGAGCGAGGGTTGGATCCTTATTATGGACTTCTAGAATTGGGTGAGAAGCATGGGGTGTTTACAAAATCTGGAAATCGTTATAATATGGGTGAGAAGAAAGTTTATCCTAAAGAAGTGCTAAAGAACCCAGAAGTTTATTTCACTCCAGAAGTCATGCAGGCTTTAGATGAGTGTGCTAAAAAGGAATTTAGTTATGGATCGTTTACATGAAGATAGAAACTAAAATATTATCTCATTTAGTATGTGATGAGAAGTATCTTCGTAAGGTTCTGCCGTTCATTAAAGATGTATACTTTGAGGTTTTAACTGAGAAGGTTGTCTTTGAAGAGATACAATCATATATGAATACTTATGATGGAGTACCATCAGCTGATATTCTACAGATAGAGATAGAAAAAAGAAAGGATATATCAGAAGATATATTTAAAGAAGCTATTGATCTTGTAAATAGTTTTAGACATGAGAAAGTAGATCAGGATTGGTTGTTAGATACTACCGAAAAATGGTGTAAGGAACGTGCTATCTACCTTGCACTTATGGAAAGTGTTAAACTTGCTGATGGTAGAGATAAGACTAAAAATCGTGAAGCTATTCCTTCTATTCTCTCTGAAGCATTAGGAGTATCTTTTGATGATCACATCGGTCATGACTACTTACAGGATGCTCAAGAACGATTTGAGTTCTACCATAGGAAAGAAGACAAAATTCCATTCGATTTGGATTTCTTCAACAAGATCACAAAGGGTGGTCTTCCTAACAAGACTCTCAATGTTGCTCTTGCAGGCACTGGCGTTGGTAAGTCTTTATTCATGTGTCATTGTGCTAGTTCATGTTTATCACAAGGTAAGAATGTTCTTTACATAACATTGGAGATGGCTGAAGAGAAGATTGCTGAAAGAATAGATGCTAATCTTCTAGGAGTAAATATTAAAGAACTCTCAGATTTACCTAAACAATTATTTGAAACTAAGGTTGAAAAGATTGCAAAGAAAACTCAGGGTACTTTAATCATTAAAGAATATCCAACTGCATCAGCACATGCTGGACACTTTAAAAGTTTGTTGAGTGAGTTATCTATCAAGAAAGGATTTGCACCTGATATTATATTCATAGATTATTTAAACATTTGTTCATCATCGAGGTATAAAGGAGCCATTGTCAATTCTTATTCATTCATCAAAGCGATTGCGGAAGAACTTAGGGGGTTGGCTGTCGAAGCTAACGTACCGATTGTTAGTGCTACTCAAACTACTCGTGCTGGTTTTGGGAGTAGCGACGTTGAGCTTACTGACACTTCGGAGTCCTTCGGACTTCCTGCTACTGCTGACCTTATGTTCGCTCTCATTTCTACTGAGGAGTTGGAAGACATGAATCAGATTATGGTAAAACAATTGAAGAATCGTTACAATGATCCTACAATGAATAAAAGATTTGTTATAGGAATTGACAGAGCTAGAATGAGGTTGTATAATGTAGAGGTCAGTGCTCAGGGAAACATTGTTGACTCTGGTAGAGACAGTGATTTAGCTGAATCACTTGATAAGAAGGTTAGAAGTTTCGATGGATTTAAAGTATGACCGAACCATATGATGACACTGGAATCCATAACAATGTACAGATCACAATAGATCTTAATGAATTGGTATGGGCAAGAGGTGAATATCTTAAGCAAGAGATGTCTGTTAACCAATCAGAGTACTTAGCAGAGACTTTGAGAAGGACGTTGACTTGGGACACATTGTATAGTATGATAGATGAAACTATACTAGAGTTCTTTGAGAACCATGAACATCCTGAGATTTGGGATCCTCATTATGGTGAGATTCAACCTGAGCCTGGAAGAGAGGCGGAGTTGAATCAAATAGAGAAAAATAGAAAACAATTTGAGATGGTTGATCTAGTATCGCCAGCATGGACAATCCAAGTACCCCGATTAAAAAAGAATGACAAAAAAAGTTGACCTTTCTAGATACCTTGATTTCGTGGATGGTGTCACATCCGATCCCAGTAGGGATTTTAAATCGTTTATTACCAGTCTTGAACTTCTTGATAGACAAGGTTCCAATATTAATCGTCTTACCACTGCTGCTGTTGGGATTAGTGCTGAAGGTGGTGAATTTATGGAAATCGTTAAGAAGATGGTGTTTCAGGGAAAACCTTGGAATGACGACAATAGAGAGCATCTTATTATTGAGTTGGGTGATGTTCTCTGGTATGTTGCACAAGCTTGTATGGCTCTTGAAGTATCATTTGATGATGTGGTAGAGAGAAATGTAGAGAAATTAAAAGCAAGATACCCAGGCGGTGAGTTTGATGTTCACTATTCAGAGAACCGTAGAGAGGGAGATCTATGAGTGATGAACTAGTTCGTATTGCAAATGCTCTAGAGAGGATTGCAGACTTCTATGAAAAGGGATTACATGTTGATATTGATCATGCACATATAGATGACATCAGTGAGATACATGGCGATGTAGTTACACACCCTAAACAATTCTAAATATGTCAGAACCACAAAGACTTAAGTTTACCATCAGACAAGATGGTACTGTAAATGAAGAAGTTATTGGTGTCATTGGTAATCAATGTCAGGAAATAACTAAAGCTATAGAAGAAAAACTTGGTAATGTTATCTACACAGAACCCAAACCAGAATACTATAAACAAAATGTCACACTTCAGCACAATCAAAACGAAAATCAGGAACAAACCTGAATTAGAGGAAGCATTACTTCTTCTTCAGTATGATGTAAAACAAGATCAAGAACTTAAGGTTACTGGTTCTCATGGAATTAAACATGAAACTGTAACTGCTGATCTTGCCATTAGTAAGGATATTGGTTTTAGATTAAATCCAATGTCAAATGAATATGAATTAGTTGCTGATCTGGAAACATGGGATCAACCTATTCCACCAGAAAGATTGATTGATAAAGTAACTCAACAGTATGCTAGGATGACAGTTCACAATCAAATTAAGAAGATGGGATTTCAAGTCGAAGAAGAATGGGAAATGGATGATAACTCTATAGAATTAACAGTCACACGTTGGGATTAATTATGCATCTGATTTTGCCAATTATTTGTATCGCACTTATTTGTCTTGTCATTGTTTATTCAGTGATACAAAAGTATGATCCACATTGAATATCTAAATAGGAGGGTAAGACCCTCCTTTTTTAATGGCTAATAGAAGAGCTGTAAGACCTCCATCTCCAGAGGAGATTAGAAAAAGAGAACAACATGCTAACTTAGATACTAAGATTGTAGATATGTTGGCGGATTTTCCTGTTGAGGTTGAGACTACTAGAACTTCTAGATCTATAAATCACATACTTAGATGGAGTGATGGGAGATCTAGAGTTGATCCTTCTACTGGTTATTCTGCTGTTATTTCAAGAATTGAGACAGAGAGATTTCAATATGAAAGACAGTTAAATGCATCTGATAGTATTAAACCAGTTATTATTGGGTTGCCAGTTATCAAAGGGTTTCCAAAAACATCTAAATTAACATTTAAATTTTCTGGTACACAGTCTGTAAGATATACATTCAATAGTACTATAATGAATGAGTCAATGCATGCTTGGTACTTGGCTTATATTTTAGCTGGTGGTTCTGGTGAGTTGACAGTTAATAGTTTAAATCCAGATGGTAATGATGAGTATCAAGATTTTAATAGAAGAATTGGAAACCATGTAAGTACATGGGGAAACACAATATTGATGACTGATTGCAGAACCTTTCTTGCACAGGAGGATGATTGGAGAATTAGTATAAATCAAGCATGTCATATCTTAAAAGATAATATGGATTTCTCCACCACTAGTACATGGGTGATTGAGAGACCAGATGATCTTGAATCATCTACAGATCCTTATGATGTATATAATAGAGCCGCTACTAGGTTACAATTTAAACCAGAGAATGATAAATGGAACCCTGGCGATATTTGGTTTATTAATGCAGCAGGAAAGAATGAATTGCAAGAGTATCGTAGAGACTATAGTGGAATACAAAATGCGACAGATTCTTTAAATGCATTAAATGAGTTTAATGGATGCCTTATGAGGGCATATGATGATGGAAATATTATGGGTATATCTTTGAAGAAAATGGGTATTATGGCTACTGGATATGTACCACATTTCGATGTGGTTAATTCAAAAAATTATTTTGATGAAGAGATTATACTAGATCCACAGAAGGGTATAGTATTATCAGAATCAAACCAAGACGTTCAAATTTATATTAAGGTTAGAAAAGTAACTAGAGATCCAGAAACAGAAACTATTTTATCTAGAGATACTTTTTATACTCCAGAGATATTTTTGAAATTGAAAACTATTACTGGTGGATTCCGAATTGAATTATATATTCAAGGAACTGAAGCTAGACATGGATCACTGGGTACTAAATCATATCAAAAAGCAATTTGGAACACCGATACTAAAGGGATAGATGCATTAAAAGATGTAAGAAGGAAGGATGAATATTCTGATATAAGAGATACATTAAAAGGTCAGAATGAAACTGATGAATGGATTGCCTTTAAGGTAGTAAGGGATACTGAGTCAGATAATTACAGTATAATATATCAGTATCTAACTGAAATTTTTAATTATGTTAATGGTCCCAATAGTAATGTTGAATTTAGTGTAAATAATATCCCTAACGATAACTTCCTACAATCTAAAGTAGTTGCTTCTGAACTTGGATATGTTGTTAAAGCTGTAGAGCATAAGAAGAGAATGGATATTGTATGTGAAAATTTATATAGAATCGCTGCAAGTAAAGGTATCGCTTATGGTACTACAACACAAGTTAGAGAAATTATAAGTAAGAAAGAACCATTACTTACTGGACTTGGAGCTCGTAACATTGTTATGAATAGTTCCATTCACGCTAAAGTCTTTTGACAAACCGCTAACAATATGGTATAATAGAGTCATGGCACAAAACAAACACTTAGAACATTTAGAAGATGACATCCTTAATAATGGTAGTTCAGGGGGAAAGACATCTATTGCTTTTCTAAAATCTCTGGGTGATATGTTATCACAAGGTAATCAGAAGAAAGGTATTAAAGTAACAACTAAATGGGATGGAGCTCCTGCTATAGTATGTGGTATAGATCCACTTAAGGGGTATTTTTTCGCTGGTAATAAATCAGTTTTCAATAAGACAAATCCAAAGATATGTTATTCAAGTAACGATGTAGATAAACATTATCCTAGTAGTGGTCTTAATAAAATTTTAAAAGAGTGTTTAAAATATCTTTCTACTTTAGGAATACCAGATGTTCTACAAGGTGATTTACTATTCACTGAAGGCACCAAAACAGTACAGATGGTTGGTGGTGAAAAGTGTGTAACATTTACACCTAACACTATTACATATGCAATACCATTGAATACTGAAATTGGCGCTAGGGTTAATGCAGCTAAGATTGGAATAGTTTTCCACACCTATTATTCTGGTACTAATATTGCTAGTCTAAACGCTGGATTTGGTGTGGATGTATCTTCTTATCAAGGACATGATGATATTGCAGTATTCTCTTCTGACTTTAGTGATGCAAGTGGGGTAGCTAATTTTACTTCTACAGAGTTAACTCAGTTCAAAACAACAATAAGTCAAGCGGAAGGATCTTTGAAACAAGCATCTAAGTTTCTAGATGCAATGGCAGGTACGGATAAGTATTCATTCAATGTAGTATTCAAACAATTCTTTAATGCTTATATTAGATCTGGTGCAATGATACCACCAGTAAATCAAGTGGTAGGAGATTTTGCTCAGTTCTATCAGGCTCTTCTCGATAAAGAAATTAATTCTAAGAAATCTGCTAAGGGTAAACAGAAATGGCAGACAGTTAAGAATGATGGATTGAAGTTTATTAAATCTAATCAAAGATCAATTTATATGACTGCTGCATCATACAAGAGTTTAACTAAAGCGAAATTGATGGTTATAAAAAAATTAGCATCTGTTAAAGATATTGGTACATTTTTGAAACAAGGTAATGGATATAAAGTTACAGCTCCTGAAGGATTTGTTGGTATAAAGAATGGCACTGCTTTAAAATTAGTTGATAGACTTGAATTTTCTGCTGCTAACTTCTCAACTGACAAGAACTGGGATAAATAAATATAATTGTAGAACCAAAAAAGACTCCTATGAAGTCCTTGAAGAATTTCATCAGTGAAGGTCGGACTAAAGCAGGTCTTGAAGCTGAAAAGAAAGGTTTAATACACACTGGTAAAGGTTATTACGCTGATAAAGCTGGTAAGATTGTTGCTAAAGCTGAAGGTGGTCAAAGACTTA